GGCTATTGCGAGCGCTGCAACTGGCGCTGCAACGAGGATGATTTCCGCACCGAATGGACGGGATTGAGGGTCTGCCCTGACTGCTATGTCAAGCGCCCTACCCAGCTCTCGCCACCGAACGTCATGCCGGAGGGTGTGCCGCTGATTGACGCGGCCCCGGAACCCGACTTTAACGGGGCTGGCTCGAAAACCTACAACTGGCCTTCGATAGCCGCCAAATCCTCGGCAACGACCACGGTGACAGTGACCGGGGCCTCGGTCGGCAATGGGGTGAATTATTCCGCCGACATGAGCGTCGGCTGGAGCGGCCTGATCGCCTCTGCCGCCGTTACTTCGCCCAATACCGTGACCGTGACCGCCTACAACCCGACTGGAGCCGCGATCAATCTGGACTCCGGCACCCTGACCATAACCGCAGCGGAGGTGTAAATGCCAACTTCGGGCGTCACCACCTACGCGATGACGGCGGCAGACATGATCACCAATGCCGCCGAGGAGCTTGGCGTCCTCGCGCTTGGCGCATCGCTGACAGCGATTGAGAAGACTAAGGCGCTAACTCGCCTCAACTCAATGCTGAAATCTTGGCAGATGCAGGGCGTCAATTTGTGGCGCGAGGACGATGTTTCCGTCACCGTCACCGCGAACACCACGCCGACGACGCTTTCGGCTGGAATCAGGCAGGTCTTCTCGGCGCGGTTTATCGGCACCGATTACGAGCGGCTTCTGGGCCAGTGGGAGCGCGAGAATTACCTGTCGCTGCCGAACAAGGACACCAAGGGCAATCCGACGATCTTCTACGTCGAGCGCGAACGCGACGCGCTGAAGCTCTACGTCTGGCCGGTTCCGACCGCCAATTCCACCATCAAGATCGACTGCGAGCGCATCGTCGAGACGGTTACCGCCGACACGCAGGACGTGGATATTCCGCAGTATGCCTACGAGGCGGCGTGGGTCAATCTGGCCGCGCGGCTGATCCCGTTGTTCGGGGTGGCAAGGGTCAGTTCCGAGACGGCACAGTTCGTCGCCGGTAGAGCGCAACAGCTGTTCCAGATGCTGATGGACGATGATCGTCCGCAGTCCGTGTTTATCGGTCCTGGCTAGTGCCCAGCCTCAGCTACGGCATCTCGGCATTTGACCGCGACAAGGGCCAGTTGCCGGAACTCAAGTGCGTCAATTTGTTCGCGGAAAGCGCCCGCACGTCAGAGGGCCAAATCGCGCTTCAGTCCCGCGAAGGGCTGGCGACCGCGCAGACGGACGGCACCGGGCCGATCAATGGCATTTATGCCGAAAAGGGGGTTTTCAACGAAGACCTGTTCACGGTCTCGAACACTACCATCTACCGCGCCAACGCCTCTTTGGGGACGATGGCCGGGACCGGGGCGACGAGCTGGGCCGGGACCGCGACCGAACTACTGCTGACTCGCGGCTCGACACTCAAACGCTATAACGGCTCGGCGCTCAACAACCCGGCCTTCCCGGATTCCGCCACGGTCCGGGCGGTCTGCGTTATCAATTTCCTATTCGTCGCGCTGAGGGGCGATGGCACCTATCCAGGAAGACTCTACTGGTCCGCCGTCAACAATGGCAATTCATGGGGCTCGCTCGACTACATGACCGCCGAGCGCGTTCCCGACGAAGCGCTCGACATTCTGGCGCTGAATGACAATTTGTGGGTGTTCGGCCAGTCCTCGGTCGAAATCTTGCAGGCGACCGGCAATTACACGGCTCCGTTCCGCCGCATCCCGCAGGTCGCGTTCGGGGTCGGGATCATTGATACCGGCTGTGCGGTAAAGGCCGACAATTCGATCTTCTGGATCGGTTCCAACGGGGTGGTTTACCGAGCAACCGACGGCAACCCGGTTGCGGTTTCCGAGCCGTGGCTGACGGCGAAAATCAGGGCCGCGACCTCGTGGCGGATGTATACCTACCGCCGCGACGGCGAAGAGTTCGTTTGCGTTCGGTTGAACGGGGCTTCCGGGACCACCTGGACTCTTCCGGTCAGCACGCAAAAGGAATGGTGCGAGTTCCAGACCAACGGCGGCCAGTTCATCGTCAGCTGCGCGGCGATGAAGAACAATGTTCCCTATTTCGGCCATCAGACGACCGGCGCGGTGATGAACTTCTCCGGATGGCAGGACTTGGGCGTTGCGATTGACCGCACGTTCAGCGCGGCGACGCAGCTCAACGACCCGCTGATTATTCACAATCTTCGCTACTGGCTGAACGTCGGTCAGGCCCCCGCTGGCGTCACCCCGACGCTTTACATGAGCTATTCGACCGATGGCGGGAACACATATTCGAGCGAGCTTTCGACCGACATCGGCAACGCCGCTTCGGACGGGTCTGCGGACTACCGCGTGATGCCCGAGTTCCGCTGTCTGGGGATGTTCGATTTCCCCGGAGCGATGTTCAAGACGCGATACTCAGCCGCCGGGGATTTCCGGGTGTCGGCGGTCAAGGTCAATGAAACCGGCGGAGGCCGATCCAGAGCATAGGTGAGTGAATGAAGGACTTAATCAAGGCGCGCATCGAGGACGTGAAGCACAAGATCAAGGTCCGGTCGGGAATGGCCGGATACGAATCGAATGTCGAAGCCCTCAGGGCCGCGCTCGGAGAACTGGAGAGCATTCTCGCTCTCGCGGAGGAACAAGACAATGTATAACCCGAATATGCCAGCCCCAATGCCGGGGCAGATGCAGATCACGTCCATGCCGCAATCGGGCGGGATGACGTTTCAGCCGCCTGGCCAGCGCGTCGGCGTGCCCCAGGGCGGCGGTATCAGCCCCGGCGGCTTTCCAGCCTATCCCGGCGGCGGCTTCGGCGGAATGGCTCCACCAATGGGTGGCGGCTTCGGTGGGCAGCGCCCGCCGATGGGCGGTTTCACGCCCCCGCAAATGCCGCCACAGTTCGGAGGAATGGTGCCAGGAATGAACCCCGGCGGGATCACGCTCGGCGGCTTTCCAGCCAACCCCCCGGTTCCGACCCCGGACAACGCGCTCGGCGGGCTTCCCATAGGCGTTACACAGGGCCAGTTCCAGCGTCCCGACGGCACGATGGGTAACGGCTTCCGCATGGGGCCGGGAATGTTCGACGTGCGGGGCTTCATGGATGCGATCCGCACATGGATTGCATCGCGTCCGCAGCGTCAGGGCTATGAGGGAGATTTCCAGACCGCTCAGCAGGACTGGCGGGCGGATCGTCCTGACTTCTGGAGCTACATGAACCAGCAGCAGGCGCAGGCCGCTGGCGTTCCCCCGATGGCAGCGCCGACCGTCATCTAAATGGCGACGCCCCGCCTCAGCCGTCTCAGCGACTTCCAACTCGCTGAGCGCACGGCCATGAAGGCGATGATCGATGAGATCGCAACGGAAGTCGAAGAGCATTTCGACGTCATCCAGCAGCAGATCACCGACATCATCGAGGCGGCGAAGAAGGCCTATGTGATCAACCCGATCCCGGACGTGGTTATTCTCTGCGATTCGGCGGGGACGATCAAGTCCGGGCAGCTCCCGAAAAACGTCAACATCACCGCTTCCGATGGTGTCAGTGACATCACCACGGCGGTGACGTGGAGCCGCACGATCACATCGGGGATCACTTGCACCATCGGGGCGGCGACCGGCGTTCTCAACATCACGGCGATGTCGGGCACGGAAGTCTCGGTGCCGATCCAGTTTGTTTCTGGAACGATCACCCGCACCGGGACAGTTCACGTCATCAAGTCCAACGATGTGGCCGAGGCGGCGAAGATTGGGGTGGTCATCAACCCGATTGCCGATGTCGTGATTTACGCCGACTCTGGCGGGACGGTAAAGACTGGCGAGCTGCCCCGCGATGTCGGGATCACCGCGTCGAGCGGCCTTGCCAGCGTCACGACAGCGGGAACCTGGAGCCGCACGGTAACGACCGGCGTTACTTGCACGATTGGCGCGGCGACGGGGATTTTGAACATCACCGCGCTATCGTCTTCGGAAGTCTATATCCCGATTTCGTTCACTTATTCCGGGGTGACGCGGACGGGCACGGTTCACGTCGCCAGGGAAGACGACCCACCCACGCAACCCTCTGGCGGGTCGAGCGGCGGCGGCACCGGCACGACCGCCTCAACCACTACGCTCCAGAACGCCACCGCTACCACTTACGGGACGGCGGAAAGCGCGATCCTCACCGTTGAGGCCGGGACCGCCGGAAAGGTGCAATGCACCGCGCCGGTGGGTTACAAGCGCACGCCCGGAACCGCCGCTGGTTTAACTGGGGCGTTCGGCAAGTGGCAGTGGCGGGTTCTGGCTGGATCGTGGGCAGACATTACGACCGAAGTCGCCGACACTAACAACGCCGAGACCATCGTCAACGCCGGAGACCCGACCCAGAACACGCTTGGCTCGATCTCGGTCACGCACACGAAAACTGGCCTGACCGCTGGCACGCAATACGAGTTCAAGTTTCTGTGGCGAAAGGTGGATGTTAGCGGCGACGTTGACAACATCTACCGCTTGGGCGGAACCCTGACAGCCGACGGGACGGTGGCATGATCGCAATCGAGCATAACGGCCAGAAGATGTGGGTTCACTCGCTCGACGGCCACGACGGCTGCACGGTCATTGCCGAGAATCTGCCGGAGCCGCCGCCTGACCCGTGCGCGATGTGCCCGGTTACGGGAAACGCCATTGTCGATGCGGTGGCGAAGGAAAACGCCCGCATCAACGCGATGAACAATGTTGAGCTGGTCGCGCATATCATGGGATTGCTCAAGCAGTGATCCGCCGCCTCTTTGCCGACGAAGCAGAGAAGGTGAACGAATGGGTCAGGCGGGACAGCGGCAAAAGGGTCGATT